GTCTTCTGTAAGTGCCACCACGATAAATGTTTTAGATGCTCTTAACAATTTAAATACAGATAATAATTCTTGCGGGGGTAATAGACAGGGCAAATGTTGCGATATAAATAATCCATGCGCTCATACGCAATCTCAATCTCAATCTCATACCAATTGTGATACACATTGTTCTAATATTAATCCGTGTTCTGCTAATGCTAATGCCTGTGCGTGCTCTGCTAATGCTTGCGCATGTCCTAGTTCATCAAACCCGATCCCTAACACCAGTACCAATGCCAGTACCAACGCTAGTACCTATATCAATCCCAATTTATATTCCTATTCAAATACGCTGGCGAAAGATAATGTAATAGATAAGAGTTCTCTGGTGGATAAGTATATGTCTATAATAAATAAAAAGTATGTCAGGAATGTTGAGGAGGAGGATATAGAGATATGTAAGAATTGTAAGAATCAAATGACGTGTCTGCAGCACGACGCAATAATAATTTGTAATATTTGCGGGTATCAAGAGTTGCTACTCGTGGAACAGAATAGACCGATATTAAAGCAGAATACGAAGGATACCTCGCATTTCAGTTATAAGCGCATTAATCATTTTAGGGAATGGTGTAATCAAGTTCAGGGCAAAGAGAGCACAGATATTCCTGACGAAATATTTGAAAAGATTTTAACAGAGATTAAAAAGGAGAAGATTATAGATACCAAAACCATCACCTATAATAAGATGAGAGACATTCTCAAGCGTCTCCGCATAAATAAATATTACGAGCATATTAATTACATTATCAACAGGATAAACGGGATACCTACGCCTCAATTTAGCCAAGACTTGGAGGATAAGTTATGCAATATGTTTAGAAATATCCAAGCGCCATTCTTAAAACATTGCCCGAAGGATAGGAAGAACTTCTTATCATATAGTTATGTTTTATACAAGTTCTTCCAGATATTAGGGTTAAATGAATATCTCAAATATTTCCCGCTATTGAAAAGTAGAGAGAAACTGTACGTCCAAGACCAAATATGGAAGAAAATATGTATAGAGCTCAACTATGAAATAATACCTTCACTGTAATTCTAGTCAGTGCCCGCCACATCCCCCCCCTCCATCTATTCCATATTATATTTAGAAACCGTTAGGGAATCCAACCATTCTAAATCCAGCGCCTAACCCGACACCTTGCCTTGCGCCCGCCGAGACAGCAGGGGATAGCAGGTCAAGGACAGAGAACGTGCAAGCGGCAGTTAGAGCGAGCATCCATATTTCGCTCCAGTCCAATTTATTATTCGGTAATATAAGTGCGACAAAAGCTACTATAAGGCCTTCGAAAGCATACTTTAAAAGCCTTATAGCAACATCCCAAAAGTCAATGGAATACTCCATCTTACTATCTTATTATACTTGCTATTTAATATAATAAGATAATATATTTTTGCGAAAATATATATAAGATTTATAATAATATATATTATTAGATAGATAAGATATATTAAAAATGTCCGTTGAAGAAGGCACCGCTACAAGCACAGCTACCAGCACAGCTACCAGCACAGCTACCGTTACTAGCGTCAAAGAGGTCGATTATCTGGATGAGGATAAACCTATTAGGGGACAGAACTTTGTACTGCTGTCTTTTTTGAGCCCCGAAGATGTCATCGTTAATAAGGAGGCGTATATGTTTAGCAAGTTCCTTACCAAGTTTAGCAGCGATATGACTGCGCTACTTGATGGTATTCAGGAGAAGTATAGCGATTCCAAGGACTTCGTAGAATCCGTAAAGGAGAATAACTCCCATATTTTTAACCCGAAAGAAATGAGCGAACAATACGGTTTTTATAAGTCGGTTAATAACGATGAACTAGAGTCGTCCTTTCATCGTGATAATAACTTTACCACGTCTATTCGAGGAATCAAGGTGAGGGGCGTGTTTGATACGATTGAGGAAGCGAAGAATCGCAGCGAGTTTATTAAGAAGATTGATAATAAGTTCAATATTTATATCGCACAGGTAGGTTGCTGGTGCCCTTGGTCTCCCAATCCTGATTGTCTAGAGAACCAAGAGTACGCCGAGACACAGCTCAATACCCTGATGAAGGAGTATAAGAAGAATATGAATGATAAGGATGTCGTCTTTGAATCCAGGAAGGCCTCTTTGTTCCCTGCTTCATCTAAAAGCGATATTGCAAACGAGACTGTAGAGGATGCTACAGTTACTATTACTGACGCTGCCGACGCTGCTGACGCGGCTCCTGTAGCCGCTAATGACTCCCCTGATGCTATTGAAATGACTGAACTAAAAAGCAGCATCGAGCAGGTTGATACTTGGAGCGCACAGAAACTAGGCATTCAATAGGCTATTACAGCTGCTTATAGAAACTCGTATTTTTTTCTTATTTCTTTATATTAAGAAATGAAAGCGATAGCGATATTTTTATTATTTATAGGGTCTATAATGATTATACAGGGGTATTATACTAATAAATCTGTATGTAAAAAAGACAAGGTTATTGTTAAATATATACCGAGAAGCCTCTATGAGGAACAATTAAAACCCGAAGAAAGTCTCCAGACATTTTATAGGAGTATGTTCGAGGACATTTTATTGCATTAGAATACCTTTTTCAAAGTGCCTTTTTTTTATCGCATATATTAGTAAATGGAAATATTACAAGATATTGAAAAAAACATACTTAATATCAATATGTATGACAAAACTGCTGATAGCACGAAGTTGAATCTAATTAAAAAACAGATTAAAGACTACTTTAAATACAAGAGCGACGAGATGGATATTGTTATGCAAAAGAAGACCAAATATAATGATAAATATAAGAATGTGCGAGATTTGAATGATGCAGCCTATGAATCATTCTTGGAAAAGAAAGGAGAACTCTATAATATATATAGAGAGTCTAAAACGTTGGCATCATTATACGACTATTTACAATTTAAATACCCTGAATACAAGGGAGTCCCTGACATATATACATATGAGAATATAAGCTTGGTAGAAAGGGTCGTAGCCCCTTCTAATAAAGATGCCAAATGCCCTCCTGGTAAAGTGCTTAATCCAAAGACGAATAAGTGCGTAAAGGAAGCGAAAGCGGCGAAAGCGCCTAAAGCTCCTAAAGCGGCGAAAGAGCCTAAAGCTCCTAAAGCGGACAAAGATGATGATAAGGATGTTGTAGCAAAAGCTCCTAAAGCAGCTAAAGCGGACAAAGATGATGACAAGGATGTTGTAGCGAAAGCGCCTAAAGTACCAAAGGAAGCGAAAGAGCCTAAAGCAGCTAAAGCGGACAAAAATGATGATAAGGATGTTGTAGCAAAAGCTCCTAAAGTACCAAAGGAAGCGAAAGCGCCTAAAGTAGCGAAAGCGCCTAAAGCAGCGAAAGCGGACAAAGATGATGACAAGGATGTTGTAGCGAAAGCGCCTAAAGTACCAAAGGAAGCGAAAGCGCCAAAGGAACCTAAAGCGGCTAAAGCAGCTAAAGAGCCCAAGAAACCAAAAGCAGCGATAGCGGCTAAAGCGGCGGCGGCAGTTCCGTGATTATATAATTAGACATTTTGACATAGGTATATAAATTATATCAAGGTATAAATAGAATATTATGGTTAAACATATTCAGGAAAACAAAGTATTTCGAATAAACTGGTTTAGTTTCGCATTTGCCTTTCTTTTAGGAGCTATATATGTGTATATTTCATCGCCTCCCATTAGAAATATTATTAAATATCCTACACCGTATAACGCTAATAAAATAGTATATATGGATAATAATAATCAGTGCTATAAATATAATGTTGAGGAGGTTAAGTGTTCCCAGGCATCGCTAACACAACCTATTATATAGGCTGATATAATCTATAGCCTATAAATATTCCTATGACTTATTTTTTAACATTTTAATACATTAGAATATGACTAAAAAAGGAGTTGGAGCTGGAACAGGAGCTGGGACTGGGACAGGAGCTGGGACTGGAACAGGAGCGGTATCTAAAGATTCTTCTGGGTTAAGAATAACAATCGATAGGTTATTTTACGATGAAACAGGGCAGATTATTGTGAGCGCATTGTTTGGTCTAGCGTTAGCCTTGCTTTTTAGACGGATATGCAAAGATAACTGTGTGTTATATTCGGCACCAGACATTAAGGAGATTGAGGAGAATATATTCAATCTCGAGGATACCTGTTATAAATATAAATCATATCCTGTAAAATGTAATGCATTAGATAATCCTCTAGAACCCTATGATATCAATAAGAGACCAGATAATCTTATTAGCGTCCCAGGTTTTTTTGAAAAAACATTCTTCGGGACAAATTGAATATATATATAGAGACAGGTTGCGTAATATAAATTATATTGAAAATATTATATATCAATAGATAATAATCATAAGATGTCGACGCCTTTAAGTACGTTGCCGCTGAAAACACAACAAACGAGCTCTACAGCGTCAGCTGACGTCAATGACATTAATGACCCTATAGTTCAAGACGTATTGAACGAGTTTCAGGAAGAACTGCGACATTCCTCTAATCAATCCAAACCGTATCCCCAGAACCCGCAAATGCCAATGCCAGCACAAATGCAACCCCCATATCCCCAGCATCCGCAACAGCATCCGCAGCATTCGCAACAGAATCCCACGCAGCATCCCCAGAATCTTCCAATGCAATCAATGATGTATCCTTCACAAAATTGGGGTGGCAGCGTTAGCGGCGTTAGCGGCGTTAGCGGCAATGGCAGTGTTAGCGCTGGAGCAAAAAACAATGGCAACAAATATGATAGCATCGCATCCTATTTAGACATTGAAGTAGCAAAAAGAAGTTTGATATTAGTCATTGTATCCCTAATAATATATCATTCTGGTATTATAAATATCGCTTATGATAAGATGCCTGACTATTTACAGGATAATCTAGCAAACTTTGATATATATATAAAGTCCGCTTCGCTATTTTCGATTATCTATGTATTGTCGTTTTTCGAATATATTTAGGTACGGATCATCGGTACCCTATATTACCAAGATTGTTATAGGAGTTGGCAGCTATCGTAGCAGTAGTCGCTGTAGCAGCCGACGAGATTATGTTAAAACTCTTAAGTACAAAGAATACGCATACAAAAAACGTGGTGAATATTACGAATATCGTGATACCGAATAGAATAGCATAGGAAAGCTCATCATAATTATTTTTATTTATTACTACGATGGCTATGATAATGATAGCGTAAAATAACACGAACATCGAAAATATTGATATAAACATATATTGGTTCTTATCATTTACATAATAAGCCCATAGTAATGTTCCGCATACTACGAGCGTAAGCATAGAATATCCTAGAATCGTGAATATCTTTTCTACTATTTGATCGTTCTCTGTATTTGAAACAAATTGTTCGTTCATCCTTTTTATTTATATTAATAATCTCTTAATAATAATCTATATTTTTTATTTATACACTGTCCTAACTACGTCTCGACTACGTCTCGACTACGTCTTACAGAATATCATATGATAGGCTACCTAAATATGCAGTACTTGTATCATAACCACGTAGATGAATATTCTTTGTATCTAATCCCTGCGTACCATATAAGTTCCCGATACCGCTCCCATTACCGATACCGTCACCGATCCCTTTATCGACAACTGGTACTTCCTTATTATACTCTAGGGCATTTACAATATTTGATTGTGCCGCCAAGAGATTCTCCTCGGTTATATAGGGAACTAACCCATCATTTTTATTTGATGTATCTTGCTCCGTCACAAGCCTTATTTTTCTATCAATATTGAGATTCGCAGTCATATTCATATCGCATTTATCCGCGGAGCCATTGCATATATGCCCGTGTTCTCCGTGACGACTGACAGAGTTCTCGGTAACAGCTGATGCGGCTGATGCTGATACCGTATCGGCACCGCTACTAGACATTTTAATACTCTTGAGTTCGGTCGTATATATTCTAAAATAAAGTGTTAGTAGGCAGATAGACAGGATAAATCCAAGAATATTATCGACGATCAAGAGGATTAATATACATGTCAAAGCCATATAGAACTGTATCATAGCGTCTTTCACTACATTTTTAAAAGGGATCTCTTTTATTATTAGTATCGAAACCAATAATATAACTGCTAAAAGTCTCAATGAATTGATAAAATACATTGATGTCTTTTAGTTATTACTTTACTTATACTTATCTACTATAATCCATATAAAAAAATGACACTTATATATATATGTTATGATTGTATAATCACAAGCACGCAAGCAGACAAGCATTATAATGTTTTCCATATTATCCAGTAATGGCTATGGTATTTTAAAGTCGGCATTAGACGAGAAGGCTCTTGAGAATATTAAGAAGGACTTGACGATGGTTCCTAAAGTCAATTTTGATATGGGAGCGGCAAAAAACACCAGTTCGCCAGATGATTTGGCGTTCCCCTTATATAGCGAAAATGACAAGAGGATATATATCCCAAGATATTACGGGTTGCAAAAGTATGGTCTCCCGACGCTATGTAAGTTGCCGAGCGCCGCGGATATATCAGTGGAGTTTATTGGCAATTTAAGGGAATCGCAACAAGAACCCATTGCAAACTTTCTAAAAGCTGCACGCGACCCACTGAAGATGGGCGGTATCATTTCAGTTCCTTGTGGGTTCGGCAAGACTATAATGAGCTTATATATTGCATGCCAAATAAAAAAGAAGACAATGTTTATAAGCCACAAGGACTTCCTAAATCAGCAATTTCTAGAGACCGTAGAAACGTTTGCACCTGACGCGAAGGTCGGTATAATTAAGCAGAAGAAAGTTGATGTAGCCGGTAAGGACTTTATTATCGCTTCGCTACAATCTCTCGCTATGCGGGACTATGACGAGAGTATATTTGCGGACATCGGCTTCGTTATAATTGATGAAGTCCATCATACGGGCGCGCAGGTATTTTGCAAGGCTTTCAGGAAACTATCCAATCCTATAATACTCGGTTTATCGGCGACGTTGAATCGAAAAGATGGGATGCGAAAGGTATTTGAAAATTATATAGGAAAGTCGGTATATACACTGAAAAACAAGGAGTTATGCGATGTTGATGTTAGAATCCATAAATACTTTGAAACACACGTTGATTATTCTACTGTTAAACTTATGTGGAATGGCAAGGAGAATGGTGCGGGAATGATTAATAATGTGTGCTCGTTTAAACCACGCACTGAATATATAATGTCTATTTTATTTGATATATTATCAAAGGAGCCTGATAGACGCGTACTTATATTAAGCGAACGCAGGAATCAACTGAAAGACATTGAGAGATATATTGTTGAGGCGAACAAAGGGAACAGCGAGGGCAGCGGGAACAACGAGGGAAACGAGGGCAAGAACTTGAGCTACGGGTTTTATGTTGGAGGTATGAAGCAGACTGATCTTGCAATATCAGCAGAAAAACAAATAATCCTCGCGACCTTTCAATTAGCTGCAGAGGGATTTAATGTACCTTCCTTAAATACAGTGATATTCGCAAGCCCAATATCTGACATTCAGCAATCTATTGGGCGTATTCTTAGAGAACCTCCAGAAAAGCGAAAATATACCCCATTATGTATAGATATTCTAGACGAGTTTTCAATATTCAAACGCAAAGGCGCAGCAAGATTAAAGTTCTATAATAATAATAAGTACAAAGTATCCTATTACATAGATAACGAAAAAATAGAATGTGAAGAAAGCTCCACTTGTAATGATTACGGCGATGGAGAAGATGGGGATGAATTGCCTTCTAAAAAGAAGATGTTGTTTATTGATGATGATAACGAATGAGCCCCTGGATATATATTATATTATAATATTATAGTAAAAGAACCTTATTATTATGAATAACGAAATATATTACATCCTATTTTTTATATTTATTGGGGTTTTAATAGTTCTATATTATTATCAGCTAGAGCAGCAAAAGCAGCAACAGCTAGAGCAGCAACAGCTACAACTACAGTTACAACAGCAACAGACCCAAGGAAATAAAAATAATGGCGGCAATAGCGGGGGCAATAGAAACCGTTGTAACGACCATATTAAACTGTATCAGGATACGAGGTATAAACGGGCTACCGCTAATGACGTCAATGAATTGAATTATACTTATAATATAAAAAATATAGATATACACAAAGATACTGTAAGCGATAATAGTAGCAAGCTCGGTAGTCCTAATAATAATGACTACGAACCTGAATTGGAAGTAGTATTTAACACACCATTACGTGGTGCTGGAGAACACCACGACGAAACCAACGAAATATATGGGAATAACACAAAACCTAACAAGACTGATTTACCTATTGTTAATCCTCCTTTGCGATTACTAAAATACAACGCGCCTTTGCGCTTGTCAGAGAGACACTTAATACCATAGTGATTAGGATCTAGTGAGGCGAAGGTTATTGTTGTAATTTGCCGTGATAGTATCCACAATCATTTGAGGAATACCATGATACATCGCGAATGAATCAAAGTGCGAGATGAAATTATTTATTACGCACACAGTGTCTAATTTATATTCGAATGTGAATGGGTTGATATTATAGTAACAGTTGTAGTATGATGGCGTTGATACCCGCATGTTTTTCCACACGATGTCGCTATGGATACACCAGTATCTAATAGGCCTCTTAAGTTTCCTTTTTTCTTCCTTCTTTTCTTTCTCTTTTTTCCATATATCTTCCAAACGTTCCTTCTCTTTTTTCTTGAGCTCTCTCGTCTCTTCGTCATCGACATCGTTGGCTTCATCTTTGGCGTCGTCTTCGTCGTCTTCGGCGTCTTCGTCATCATCATCGTCGTAATAATCTTCGTCTTCGCTGTCGGTATCATAAGTAGATATTAAACGCTTTGAATTAAATCCAACAGGGTCGTAATAAACGGTTTTGTCGGTATTCACAAGCATCACAGACATATCGTAATATTTTTTAAGATTTGCGTTGCTCTCCATAACTTCAACAGGCATAACGACATCATTCACATACTTGTTTCTATGGGAGTGTTCGTCAATCTTTTCAATATATATCTTATCGCCATCTCCATTCTTAATAAACAACAGATAGAATGGTTCCCTATTGTGATGAAAATGGTATGCGGAAAACTGAAGCTTGCCTGCATCGTGCTCTACAAAGTCCATTGTAGAATCGTGAATGTTGTAAGGATCACTAGAGTCACTAGAGACACCACTAAACAAACAACAGGCCATATTTCTTTTGCGCCTCTCCTGCTACTTAAGGAGACTGTTCGGGGTCGAGTCGATGTGTCGAGTTTGGTCTTGACGAGGTCTTGACAATGTCTCGACAATGTCTCGACGAGGTCTTACTTGTATTTCAAGAAGATTGGGGGGTGAAGCAGGTGGCGCCTAATTATAGTAGAAACAGGTGCATCAATCAATTTTTATTATTCCAACTTTGGTTTAGCACATTTATATTCTAGGTCATATAGTATTCCCTCTAAATATCGATGGGAACAATGATAGTTTAGAATATCTACCAAATCGTCCTGTTCTTTCCTTTTTGCAGGGGATAGGGTCAAAATTGCACCTATCTGTTCTATCAATTGAATATTCATATATAGATTCTGCTTTGCAAAGTCATAGAGTTCTATTGTGTAATATAATAGATCTGCCAAACAACTAAAGGGTTCATCTTTTTCTAACAAAAACCCTTTCTTACTTATCCCCATCTTCATTCCCTTAAAACTTCTGGCAAAATATGTTTTATTAAAGGATGCGAGGTGGTCGCTAGTGTCTCCCATAGCATCATTGTATAGATTGCATATATAAAAGTTGAATATTTCTATCTTATTTATACAACTCTCTAATGGTTTAATGTAATACGATTTATAATAGATTATATTATGTGCCAGCAAATTAGTATTACTAGTCTTATTAGTATTACTGGTATTACTGGTATTACTGGTCTTATTAGTAATAAAATGACATCTGCTATATTTATCTATGATGTCATTTATGCACGAGCGAATCACTAATCCTCTGTAATCCAAATTATCTATATAGGGATTCCTTGATATATCTAGCAATTTATCAAAACACAGCATATTCTTGTATTTACCGTCTTTCTTCATATCGTTTAGGACAGATTTATATAGCAGTCTATAGACATGTGCTAGAATATCCTCTGGTAATAACTGTAAGTATGTAGGCATATCTATAGCATAGCTATATTATATACATTTAAATATAAAAATATATAATATATACTGTACGTGTGGCTACTATACAATCTTACGAAGTCCTAGATGTCCTAGATGTCCTAGATGTCGTAGATGTCGTCATCTAGGTACCATATTTTCATATTTGAGTTGCCCTTTTGTACTGATAATACTTTTATATAGTATGTCGAAAATATCAGCATTCATACCCTTTTTATTGAGTTCGAGAAGATTCGCAAAGTTCTTGTCATCTTCCTGGCTTTTTGCTATTTTTTCCACTTCTTCCCCTACG